AAAAAGCAGATATGTCTTCCCTGCCGAGTCCACTCATCCAATATCTTCGGGGAGGTCTGCAACGAGGCGAGAAGGATCGAGTTGTCGCCGAGTTTGGGGATATCTACGTTCAGTTGAGTATTAACGGCTTCTCCAGCATCGACAAGGACAACGAAGTGCGGGAAAATTCCCATCCTCAAAAGAGGTTTGAACTGATGGTTCGAAGCGATGATGATAAACGGTTGATCCTTCAATCTGTATGGAAGGATGTGAGTCCTGTATACCCAGTGAAGGATGTCCTTGTTGAGATTGAAAGAGGGTCCGGCTCCAACCGCTATGACAGCCTTGTTGAAGCCGAACCCTTTGAAATCGTGAACCAACGCACCATGTTTCTTGTAGCGTTTTTTCAGGTTTGAACGAACGTTAGCCAACCAACGGTCTTCCATCTTCTCCGTCGTGTGGTCGTTCGTTTTGAGCATCGTTTCAAATTCCCACTTGGATATAACATGATTCAGGTGGGAATTTTCTTTCAGAAACTCGTCGTACGTCGGTTCACTCATGGTTTATTCCTAGGAGGTCAGCGCGGTAAAGACGCCGTGCTGCCCCCACTCGAACCCGCGACCTTCCATCGAGTACTCGGAGATGAGCATGTGCTGTTCGTAGTCGCCGTTGTCGCCCAGCTTCTTGAGGAGAAGCTTCCTCCCCTTTTTGGCCCTGAGCTTCAGCTTATCCGTGTCGAGAACGAATACCAGGGTCGCCGGGAACTTCGGCATCATGAGCAGTTCCAACTCCTTACCCACGTCGGTCATGTAACGCGGGATGAACAGCCCGCCGATCTTGTTGTCGGGGGCCATGCGGACCCGATCCCGCGACCAATCCGTGAACTTCCTCATGAGGGTGTAGGGACCAACCACGACCTTCGGACTGCCTCCGTTTTCCACGATGTTCGCCACGAGGTTATTGAACGCGGATTCGGTGAATGTCGTTGTGGTGTTGTCGTACGGAGAAGTCCCCAACAGCCCCGAGTTGATGATACATCCGAACGCGCCGTTCATAAGGCCGATTGCGGTCGTGCTGCTTCTGGACTGTCCGTAGGACAAAAGAACAGAACGTTCCCTCTCGAACTGCATCTCCTGAAGTCGCTGTTTGATTTCGTGCGCGAGGTTGTTCGGAACCGCGTACATATCGGTTGCCAGCATGCTTCCGGTGATTGAGACTTCCTTCATGTGGATGGCGAATTTGTTGGACATGATCGCCCGCTTGCGCGAGGTATCGCCCATGGGATCGGAACCCTCAGGGGCGAAGTGCCCAACGATGTACAGCTTGGCCGATGCCGCCACGCCGCCGGAGACCGTCACCAACTCCGAAAGGCCGAGGGAACCGGCCCCGGTGTTGATGGTCGTGACCACGAAGTAAGCGTATTCCGTGGACCCGGCGGTCTTGGCATAAAGCAAGGTTCCGACCTGGATCGCCTTGGCGACTTCAGCGGTGGCAAGCCCGGTCCCCGACGTGGTGATGAGGATGGCCGAGGTATCGGACGCGATTGCTGCGGAGGTTTGCACGTAGCCGAAGCCACGATGTTCGGTCAACCATTCGATGATTGTCCCGCCCGAGTCCGGCCCCCAAGAAATCCGATTCAGAAGCGGGGTTTCCTCATGAGCCCAAACGTCCAGAAGGTTCGACACGTCCCGGATATTCGTGCTCGCCGTGAAGTCGGTAGTGCCGAAAGAATCAGGGTACACCCTAGCCGAAAGTGTTGCCATCTGTCCCTCCGTTTACCGCTTTTGCGAAGGGGTGAGCATTTGCTGAACCAGCATTTCCAATGCCTGATCCGCGCTCAATGCCCCCTCTGCGCGGTTCTTCAAGATGTCTCGCTGAGCTTTTTGTTCAGCGGATGTTTGCGGGATTGCCGGAACGCTTCTCGTTCCCCCGCTTTCCGTATGCTGTGGGGAGGTTTGGCCCGGGATGCCGTACTTCTTCAAGATCTCCGAGGTTCCCATGAGCGCCTTATCGTACTTCTCAAGGAGCTTTTCACTGAAAAGATCTCGAATAGACAGTTCTCCGCTTTGAATACGCTGCGCGGTGTTGTAGTCCTGAAGCGACGCCTCGAATTCAGCCGCCACGCTCTTGTAGCGCCTGTTGCCGCGTACCCAAGAAAGCTCCCTGGCCAATGCTTCTTGCTGTGCTCTGGTCTGCTCCCCGATTTTGTTGACCACTTTCCACACGCTTTGCTCAACCAGAGATGACAGATCCACCGACTGCCCGCCTTCGGGCGCTTCGTAAGGACCCGGCGATACCGGTCTCGATTGCTGAGCGGATATCATACTTTTTAACTCGGCAATCTGCCTGTTGGCTTCACCCAGCATATTCGCAAGCCTCCCCGCCTGTTGCGAGGCAACCGCCATCCCTCGGATGTCCTCGGGAGTCTTTACCTGCAACGTTTCGAGTTCGCTTAGAATCGCTTGGATGTCCTCTCCGCCGCCCTGGCTTGCAGATTCCTGACTCTGCTGTTTCGGATCCTGGGGCGTTTCCTTGATCGTCGGGCTCTCTGGCATTTCCCTGTCTCCTGTCGGGTCACTTCCATCACGGTCGTTCCCCTACGTTTTTTATGCCCCTGCCGCACGGCGGGGCTTGGTTCTCTCGGCGATATCCTCGTTATGCTTTTTGACCTTCATCATCGTTTCGACAACAGTCATGGGGTTCATCATCCAGACCAAGAATTCATCCATCCAAGAAAGCGTCTTGATGAGAGCCCTTTGTTCGTCTTGCGCCAGTTTCTGGAACTCCCGGCTTATGGGGGTTTCCCTCATTTGGACTCTCAAAAACATGATGAATTGCTGTAGGGCCTTCCATCCCTTTTCGTCCTTCAGCCTCAGTATCCAATCGAGATGCTGCTGGGATTCAGGATGCTGTATCCATTGCAGCATGACCTGACGAAGGGCTGTTTTCATCCCTTCACCAGCGTCTTTGTTACGTCCGCTATAAGACCCCTTTCCGCCTGCCTGTCGGCCATCTTATCTTGAAGCAAGGCGTTCAGTTGCATCATGTTGATCTGTTGGTTCAACTGAGCCTGTTGCTGCATCTGCATTTCATAAGCAAGTTGCTCTGGCGTTTTAAGGAACTTGTCCGCTTCATGGAAATCCATAAGTTCAAGCATCGCCTTGGCCAACTCGAAGTGTTGAAGATACGGTGTTTGCGCCCAGACCTGTGACCACTGAAGAAGTTGCTGGATCCTAAATTGTTTTCCAAGCGCAGGTTCAAGCGCCGTATATCTGACCGTGAAGTCATAATCCCAGTGAATATCGCCTGGGAACAGCGGGACAAACTGCTGATCAGGCGACACGTCGGAAAGACGCGCCTCGAACCCAGCCGGCAAATGCCATGTGTTGAGCAACATCATATATTTGAGAAGAGGTTGAAATCCTTGGTGATCCATGGTCATCATCAAAAGGCGGGTTCTGGCTTCGCCCATTGATTGGAGACTGTATATCGTCCCGACGTGCTCCTGTCTCGGCGGAACCTGTCCCAGATTATACGGATAAAGCCCGAGCATATCCGAAATGGCGTTCTCGAAAAAATCTTCCTGTTCTCTGAATATCCCCGTCTGCGAGACGTCGCCGGTCACAAGCGGCTGTATATCCCCCATATCTTCGACCGGAACGATACCAAACGGTTTCCAGATAAGGGCCTGGGGATCAATGTCCGCGTCTTGACGGACTTTAAGCATCTGGTTGACCATCATCACTGCGTTCTGGAAGCGGGTATTGCCAAGGACATTGACTTGCTCTTGGATAGACTTCCCCAGCCTTATCAATCCAATATCCCAGAAGAGCTCCGGATGCATATAACAGCCGATGGCGAAATATGGCGTATAACCGTACTTGTTCTTTTCGAGTTTCAGGATGGTTTTGTAATTTCCGATGTGGACGATGGCTTTGCTTTCTTTCCCCTTGATCTTGTATCCCGCGTCGATTTCGTAAGGAGAGTCGTCTTCGGGGAAGATATATCTTCCATAACCTTCGATCACATCCACTTCAGGGGCGACACGTTCGGAGTTGAGCTCGGCTTCCGTCAGATATCCTTCGAGGCTGAGAGATTTCGCGATGGCTTCAAATGAGTCGTTGCCTGATCCGACGCCGCCACCGGGCCGCATGGTGCCTGAAAATCCAACCTTGTCAACGTTTCGATAGACGCCCTTTTCCTCCAGCTCCTTGAGATAGTTGACCGATCTACGGTACACATCGAACACAAAGGGCATATCCTGGATGTTCTTAAAGTGCGGATGCGGAACAAACGTTTTGTTCGGCCTGACTTCACAGTACGGACCATCGTAGGTGACTTGAGGTTCCTCGACAAGAAGATCCTGGTAGCTGATGTCAACAATCTGACCGTTCTGAACGACAGGGTATGGGATGAGGATGCGGCGCGGGGAAATACGTTCCTCTTTCTTCCAGTAGCACTTGGCGATCCCCTTGCCCCAGCTCATGGCGTTGAGCATCCACTGGAGATGAAACATGTATGCTCCACCCACCGCGTCGCAATCGTTCAAAGTTTCCATCTGGAAATTGAGAAGAGCTGAAATCCTGGGAGCCCTGTCAACGTCGGCTCTCTTGCGCGGACGGACGGCGACGAAGTTATGAGACGCCGGTTGATACATCTGATCCATGAAGCGCGACAGGATGGTCATGATTCTTGGCAGGAGCTTGTTGAAAGACATGTTATAAACGAGTGGGTATTTGTTCTGGCTGATATGCCCGAGGTAGTATTCCATGTCCTCGTCGTACGACAGTCTCGTATCCTGATTGAGATCCCATTGCATCTTGTAGGCTTCAAGGAAATGCCTTGCCGCGTCAAGTTCCCACTCGGTTTGCTCTGCCATTTGACGTCCCTATCCTCAAACTTCCGGCTCTAAAACATCGCCCCCCAATGCAATGCGCCTGATGTCTTCCGGGTTGTATTTCACGTACGCGATTTCCTCAACGATTGCAGGAACTTCATAGGTTTGAAATTCGTGTAAGACGCCCGGCTCGACGTCAAACATCTGTTTTTGGGTCAGCACAGTCGTATGGCCCTTGTCGGTCTTGACCCCAAGTTTTCCGCTGATGACTGTAAACCTGTTCCAACAGGTTGTATGGGAATGATAGGAGCATCGTTGATTGGGGACAAGGAACAGCAGGGTAACGATTCCACCGTCCCACGCAAAGGTAAGCATGCGTTCGCCCCATGTGCCGTGGACCTGGCTGAACATTACTTTCCTCTCCGATGTTTCCGTCTGGTAGGTTTCCAACCGTGTTCGATAGCATTCAAAAGGCGTTCTTGTGCTTCCGCCTTTTTCTTTGTGGTGGCCTTGCTTTTCACACCACCCGGCGTCGAGACCTGATAGCGCTTACCTTTCCTTCTTATCTTGACCGGCATGGGGCATCTCCTGAAGAACGAGGAAAGCCCGTAATGCAAGTTCGATTCGACGGCAAAGAAAGGCAAGGCCCCTCGGAACGCATCCCAAGGGGCCTTTGAGGGGGTTGGTGTCCGTCAGGAGGTAATTTCGGACACTGTGAAGGGAGATAAGCCATGGTCTAGCTAAATAGCAGATCTGATCCTGATAGTCAACACTTTTTTTCACATTTTTTACTTTTTTTACTTTTTTGACCTTTTTGACTTTTCAAGCTCATGCATCAAACCTGGCGCTTCGGCGCATGGCCTGAAAGGAAGAGTAAACTTGAAAGAGGTTGTGGCAATGAGAGAGTGGAAGGATTCGGTTTTCTATCTCACGCGCAGATAGTGCCCTCCATACGGGCCATATCCAGGCAATCCATCGTACGACGTGATCCCCCACTTGTTCGTCTTGCGGTACATCCCGGCCTTGGCCTTCCTGGCCTTCTGTTGGACAATGTACCGCAAGCAGATCGGCCAGTCGGAAAACTTCGGATCAGGCGTCCCATCCTTGAGCCAGTAGTGATTCTTCAACTGCTTGCGCAGCGTCTCGCAGCTTTCACGCACAAACAAACGAGGGTGATCCTTCATGTTCCCTCGAAAAAAATCATTCATAATCGAGATCCCGACCCCAGGCTGTTTGTTATACCCTTCGGTAAAGTACATCCCGCAATTCCTAAACTCATCCCACGGCGAAAACCCCCTGATCAGCGCATTGCTCTTGTCCTTCATCTTAGGGTCGGCCACTCGGCGGATCTTTCGCCTGAACCACCTGTCGCCCTCCAGCGCACTGATCACGTCGCAGATCTCGCTTATCGTCTTGCCGTCCGTATCAACCGGCCTCAATTCATCGTAAACATACACATTCCCTTCCTTGTCAGTCCACGTCCACAGCCCCGCTGTCGGCTTGCTGTTGTGGTAATCCATGGCAAACTCGAACTTCCCCTCCTCGTCGTCCCAAGGCGGATGCCAGTCCACCGGCACCAAATGCCCCGTCTTCTTCTTGGGATCCCACAACCAATCCTCAAAATCAGGATGGCACAACCGCCCAAACGTGGGATACTCCCCGTAAACCTGCACTTTGACCTGGGTTTCCGTCTTCCCCTCGCTGAATTTGGCGATGAAGTCAGACGTTATGGCCGGATTCTCGTGCATCGCCGCACGAATCACCCCCCAATTCCCCACACGGCCGTCCTCGTAAGGGTCCAAAATCTTAAACTTCGTCCAACTCGGACCCTTGCCCTCCTCATACGGAGGCGTCATCGTGATGATGACCTTCCCGCCGCCTTTCGCCGTCCTCAAGCCACGCACAGATTCATCATACTGCGGCTCATCCGGCTCCTCATCCGAAAAAAGAATGTCGAAATTCGTCCCTGAATGCTGCCTCCTCTCCTGCTCGCTCGTCATAAAATGCCACACCGAACCATTCACCCACTTTATGCTCTTGTCCTCTTTACTCCACGGCGGAATCTTATCCCCCTTGATCGCAGAATACGGCACCAAAGCCCCTATCTCCTGCCCCGATGGCAGAAAGCATGGATCAAAAAGGGTCTCCTTCGCCACCGTGTTCATCCCATGCTCAAGATCCTGCACCAAAATCTTGATCTTCAGCGGAGGGCGCATCCTCATCTCGTTCTGCCCCGGAAAAATCCCCAAGGTCAACATCGTCAACGCCCAATACCCGATGTGTGTCTTCCCCGTCCCGTTCCCAGCAAGAAACAGCGTCCCCCAATTCCTGTAAATCGAGTCAAGAAACATCAACTGCTTCTTGTAATGCAGCTTGTCCCACTCCAAAAGCGGAACCCAATCCCGCGGAACGCTTATCTGCTCGTCATCGCTCATCAGCGTCCGCCCCGATACCAATTTTCAAGATACCCAGCTCCACCCGTCACCCTATCCCACCAATCCAGCAAAGCCGAATAATCACCACCACCCGCACTCAGCATCTTCTCGGACGCCGTCCTGCCACCACCACGCTCATCTCCATACCCCATCCCAGATCCCCTCCACTTCCCAGCTCCCTCATCAGCGCCTTCCCCCCAAAAATCATCACCACCCCCTCCACCACCCATCCACTCCGGCTTGCTCCTCTCACTAGACGCCACACTCAACAACTCATTCCACCCAGGCCCCACCGCCCCAGGACCCAAAGGCGCACTCCCCAACCCCTCCAACCCACCCGTCACCGTCCCTAACGGCGCCCCCATCGGACTGAACGCCATAGAATTCCTACCAGTCAAATCAACATTAGCAAACGCCCGCGTCCGAGCCACCTCCGCAATATCCTTCATACTGAACCTCGGATCAGGCATATACGGCACCAACTGATTCATCAACTCCTGCTCCTGCGCCGTCACCATCCGCTCAAACTCAGGATCCGTCACAACATCCAACGTCTCAGCCGTGTCCATACTCGCCGCCGGACCCATCGGACTGAACGCCGCACTCACCCCACCCTTGTGACCTAACGGACCAAACACGTTCGCCGTATCCGCAGGCGACAACGGAGCCTGATTCGATAACTTCTGCGCCGTCATCGCCATCATCACCGGTGGACTCTGCGCAAAGATCGCATTGAAAATGTTCCTCCCTGTCTTCTCCGCCGCCAACTCCAACGCAAACTCGTCCGCCGCCGTAGGATTCGACTTCAACGCCGTCGGCAACGACATCAACGCAGGACTCAACGCATTCACCACGCTAAACGGATTCGTCGGCGCCGTAAAACTCTTATCCGCCGCCGTACTCTTAAACGAACTATACAAAGACTTAGCCGCCTTCGCAAAATCCACCGCCTGACGCGCCATCAACGGCACACTAAAACGCGCCGCCGCCGACTCCTCCTCACTCATCACCTCCGGCTCACTCTCAGACATACTGCTCAACACCGCATTCACACCACTAAACATCCCACCAAACGGATCCGAACCAGAATCATTACCACCCAACGCAATACCTAATCCACTCACCCCACCACCTACACCAATACCCAAACCCCCCAATCCACCTACATCACCACCACCCAACATGCCAAGATCACCACCAACATCCGCCCCAGGGTCCATGTCCCTTACCCCCTAAAATAAAGCAATCAGCAACTCCCTCAGTATCAACAAAATACACCAATACATAACCATATCCATCAACATGGCTGTCATCTCACGTACCACCCCACATACCCCGCGCGTATCCACATGCTCTCTTTCACGCAAACTTCAACAAATCTTTTCCACATCTTTCAACCCTAACTTTTTAAACTCCATATCTTTTCTCCCCAAATTGAAACTAATTCCAAGAGAAAAACCCAAAAAGTTCGCTGAGGAGGGTCCAACGGCCATCACCCCCCCCCCGTCGTGCGGCCCCCCGGGGGGCAAACATCCGCAGGCACGCCTGGAGCCGCCGAATGATCGTTCGTTCGCATGTTGACATAATGCTAATTATCAGACTCGTACACCCTAACCCCATGATATCATTCATTTCACAAATCCCTACTATTTTGCAGGGGTTTTACTTATTATACTTTCTATACTTTCCGAGTGCCCCAACCGTGCCTCCAGCGACGCTCTGAGCTGGCCAGCCAGCACGTTGACTTGCACTTGCACGTTGCCGCCGCCAGGGCCGCTATCTGCGGCCTGGAGCCCGGCTATCTTGGCGATCCGCTCCCGGACTTTTCCCCCCCCCGCCGCGGCGGGATCCTCGAGATGATGCGCATCGTACGCTGCGAGCCTGGGTACGTGATGGTGCTGGTATACGGCGCGAGCGAGTGCCTGGATGGCGGCGCCATCGGACGATAGATGATCGACGAGCTCGCGATCTTGTGCAATGGTGGCCCAGTGCTTGGCGCGCGCAAGGCGTCGGCGGCGCTGGTCGGCTGGTGGGAGGGTGGAGATATCTGGTGTATCTGGGGAGTAGGGATCTGGGAGTAGTGAGGCGATGATATCGGATGAGGTAGGGATCGGCGGATCCGGTTGTGTGGTCGGTGGGTACGTGATGATGTCGTCTGACGGAGGAGACAAGACGGCTACGGCTCCCGCAGGCGGGCTCGGACGTGCTCGGTCACTATGTACACTCGCCCGGCCTGCTCTATCGTGACGGTTGCGCCCACTGAGTGGGGCGCGCATCGAGTATCCCTGCGGCGAGGTAGGGAGCGCATCTATGTGATGGTAGCCCTTGCCTGCCCGCCTGGTGGTCGCCTGCGCGGCGGGGTTGCCAGGTCCGGGATGCCCGCGCTGGCCTAGGATGCTTGTGTATGGTGCATCCTATGTTTTGCTCGTATATAGCAGGTATGTTTATTGGTGTCAACTTTTTTTTTTACTTTTTTAACGTTTGGGTATATGTGATTGATATTGCTGTCTTTTATTTTTTTCCCCAAAATGCATTTTTTTCTTGACAACCTTTTTGGGGCCGTGATATGTTGCCCCCAAGATCGATACTACTTGTGTGGAGGTGAGACCATGAAGCAAGCGGATATGCGGCGGCAGGGGAGAGGGTGGATTTTGCAAGTCTTCGACCCGCAGCGCAAGCTGTGGGTCGAGTCGTCGGAGATGGATTTTCACAGGGCCCGGTGGTGGGTCGGTTACCACAACTGCCGCCACCACGGCGGCAGTAAATGCCGGGCGATGGAACACACTCACCCCCCAGAGGAAGGAGATGAAGTGTAAAAAATGCAACTAGTACTGGCTACGCGCACATAGAGCCCACCGCACTGGCCCCGTTGCCGGGGCCACTAGTAAGGGGCAACCCAGAAGAAATTCTGGGTTGCCCCTTTTTTATCCCGACTTTGACAGTTGTTTCTGTACGGTTGAACCCATCGATTTCCTTGTGCGCCTTGGCAAAGAACTCCTCCCGGAGGTCTCCCTCATCCCTCTTGGGCCTCGTTGGGCGGTTCCGCCTGCGACGGATCGACTTGAGGGCTGTGTGCCCTGTCCGGTCGCAGACGAGGCCGATAGCTCTTGCCATTGATGATGACGTGATGGGCTCTGTTAATCAAGCGATCCAGGACCCCCTCGGCCAACACCGGGTTGGGGAACAAGGGATACCAGTGCTGGGGCGATCGGTTGGAGGCCACCACCACAGAGCCCATTCGGCTTCGATCATCGATGAGGTCATAGATGTCCTCTGCTTGTTGGGGGGTGAACTCCTTCATTGCGAAGTCATCGAGAAGTAGCAAGTCGGGCTTCAGGTATCGACGGAAACGGTTCTCCCAGGTTCCATCGGCGTGACCTCCGCCCAGATCGGCCAGCAGACGCGAAGTCTTGAGATAGAGCACGGAGTGACCCAGCCGGCAGGCCTGATGACCGATGGCCTGAAGCAGGTGGGTTTTGCCTACCCCGACGGGTCCTATGAACAGCACCCACTGTTTGCGCTCGATGAACTGGCAGTTGGCCAGGTCCCGGATCTGCCTGGCCGGCAGTTTGGGGTTGGAGCCGAAGTCGAAGCCCTCCAAGGTCTTGATCTCTTCGAAACGGGCTCGGGCCACCCTCTGGGTGAGCCTCTGATTGGCGCGACGTTGCAATTCGTCCTCCATGAGGATCTCCAAGAACTCGACGTAGCCCAGATGCTCCTGCTGGGCCTGAGAGAGCCTCATCTCCAGGCTCTGGAGCATGCCCGAGAGCTTCAGCCCTTTGAGCTTTGCGATCAGATGATGTTCGCTGGCCATGGGATACCTCCTTCAGGATCGGGCCTTGGATGCCAGGGGTTCGAGGAGTTCCGCAGGGCCCCGAAGATAGGCCCCTGTCTCGACCCGATGCGTCTGCAAAGCGACCAACTTGTCGCGGCCGCTTTCCAGGCAGTGTATCCCCCTCCTCCTGCAAAGAAGTAGCAATCCCTTCCCACCTTCGCCTGGCCCCAGGTGACCACCTCAAAGGGCTCAGAGGGAAGCGGCCTCAAGGCTTGCCGCTCCAGTCCTTGGAAGACTTCCAGTGGACGCTGACGGGTGGTGCCGTGAATCCTCATCCCAGCCACCTTCACACACCACTGATAGGCCTGCCGGTTGATCTCATCCAGAGAGCCAAAACTCCTTCCCGCCCAGAGGCTCCCACGAATATAGGGCATCATCCTTTCCACCCGTGGTTTGTCCTTGGGTTTGCCCACCCGCGCAGGATCGATGAGCACCCCGTAGTGCGAGGCAAGTTCGGCATATCCCCTGTTGAACTTGGGGTCATAGAGGTCCGGCTTCAGTACACCGCTGGTCAAATTGTCCAGCACCACCCGACGGGGCGTTCCACCCCAGAACTCAAAGGTCCCTATGTGACACTCCAGCCACGTCGCCTGATCCATCCGCTCCACCACCCGCACGAACATGTGACGACTGTGGGAAAGCACCATTACAAAGGCCCACAGTCTCCTCCTTCTGCCCACCACGGGGTCCTCCCACAGCCCCAGATACCCATAGTCCACCTGGGCCTCCTCACCCGCCGGCGGATCCTCCCGCCTCACCGTCAGACACCGGCGCTCCAACACCTCAGGAAGGCATTTGCGCACGTAGCGATAAAAGCTGCTGTACGACGCTCCAAGACCATGCTCATCTCTGAGTCTCTGCCAACTCACTGCAACGGTGGTCTTCTCCAGTGCCTCCCTGATCACATCGTGGTGCTCCAGAAGCTCGCGAAACACCACCGATCCCACCGTTGGGTCCACAAGCTCAGGAGCCGCTTGTTCCAAAAAGACCCTCCACCCCTCAGGGGGTGGCAACCCTCCAACCTCGTAGCCATGGGACCTCGCAATCGCCACGTACTTGCGGATCGTCGGCCGGGACACCCCCAGGCACCGCGCTACCGCTCTAATCCCACGCCCCGACTGCCAATGATCGAGAATCTCCCCTATGTCGCGCACCGTCACCTTCCTCCTTGCCATCGGCCCAGCCTCCTCTCTGCTTACAGCTGGACCATGGTCGCATCACTGCCCCAACTTCGGCACGCCCCAGGGGTGGGTCATTTACATGAAAACCAGGTGGGTCATATCCGTGAAAAATCAGCCCTCAAAATGGATTCATGCCGTTTCGTCCTCAGATAATAGTTTAGGTTTTCGAATACGCCCGCGCTTGCGCCGGTGGATCATTTCCCTAAAAGATGAACCTTGCGATTTTTGCGCCGTCGTAGAGATCGTGCCTCCTTGCGCCTTGATGGTGATAGGCACAAGCCCTGGCATGTATCGCATACTTGCGGGCGTGGGTATGGCCAAGGCGGCACCAGACAAGTGGGCTGTAGGCGACTGTCGCTTATGGGTACCCTGGCCCACTCCCTGGGTCTGGCCCGTATGGCGCGGGCTGTCTCGCGTCGCACGGGCCGTCGGAAGATTGGGCATTGGACCAGGTCGTTGCGGGCATAAAACTCATCTAATGGATTCATGCCGTTTCGTCCTCAGATAATAGTTTAGGTTTTCGAATACGCCCGCGCTTGCGCCGTTCGACGTGCCAAATACCCCATACCAATACGGCCCGTGGGAGGTCAATCCCCATTTCTGCGGCAGCAGTTTCTAGAGCGGCAGCGGTACGGGGTGACGGCCGCCGAAGATGAAGCCGGATCTGGTTGAGGGTGGTATAGGCAATGCCAGCCCGCCATGCCAGCTCTTCCAACTCCGACCTTGTAAGATCATTCAAGACCATCACAGACTACTCCTCGGTAATGGTTACGGTTACGCCATGCGCACCAATGTTCGCATAGCGTTTGCGGATGATTTCGGTCGTGATGATCGAGTCATCGCGCCATATGATGCCGGATAGGGCGTCCTCAACGGCGCGGGCGAGTTTGAGGGCGTCTGGTTGAGCACCAGGAACGCGCGGCGCATTGGGTTTCAGGTTCCCCTTGGTATTGTAGTGGGTTTTGGGACGCGGCAGGTAAAATGTTAGCTCGACGAATAATGGGAAATCGAAAGGCTTTTGAGGCTTTAACTCCCAGGCAACGGCCTGTATGGCATAACGCCAATCCTTGCCTGGCCCCCCCGAAGCATCGACGACGATAGGTTTTCCGGTTTTGCGGTTCAAAAAGACCCGCTTTGACCCGGCTGGTTTGGGTGTTCCATGCACAAAGAACCGGATTGGTGTCATATTCAGCATCTCCTTAGATTTTCAGAAAGGTGTTCAAAAAGGGACATCGTCATCCCGTGGGATTTTGGGCTCATCTTTTGGGCTTAGCTTCGGGATCGATTCGTCGAGAAAGATATGATAATCCGGATGGGTATCTTTGGATTTCGATTTGTTCTTAAAAATCGTGATTCGGACATTACCACCCTGCGGGATCTTGTCCCGTTCGATGACCCCGCTCAGAAATTTATTGCCGTTTTTGTCTGTTTTAAGCCAAAGGGCTCCTGCGCGGTCAATTCGTGCCATTTTTTCCTCTCCTTTGCCATGATGATACTGGTAAAAAATTACTTCCCTTGATGAGCTTGTAATCCAGTTCGAGCCCGACGGGGTTTTCATGCCGAAAATTTTTGGCCTTCACGATCTTGATCGTGTTGGGTTCAGGTGGTGTGCCTTTGCTCAAGGAGAGATAAAGCCTCGGCTTCTGCAAGCCCTTTTCCCCGCCTTCGCCCCAATCCCTGGAGCTGGGCTTTTGCAAAGCCACTACCGCGATGCCTTTGCCCAGCTTGCGGTAGATATCCGCCAATTTCCCAGCGATTTGGTAATAATCCCCATAGAGTTCGAGGAAATCGATAATGTTAAGATCATCCGGGGCGATCACATCGTGGAAATCGCGATCACGTTCCCAGAAATGGATCTTGGACCAAGTATCGGGCATGATGCTGTCGAAAAGGGCCATGCGCATGCGCAGTTCTTGGTCGCCCATTTCGGAAGAGAAGTAATGAACGGGCATTTGGTTGCAGTTCATCACGGCCAGGTTAAGCAGGAAGGTTGTCTTGCCAGCGTCGAATTCCCCTGCGATTACGATGATATTTTTTGGGTAGATTTTCACTAGTTTTTCGATATGGAAAGGTAGGCGGACGGGGAATTCTTCAACCGCCGCGCTTTGCCAATCTATCTTTTCCATATCCGTGTCAACGACGCGAAAGTATCTTGGTTTCGATGCTACCCTTTCGATGAGCCCTTCCTCGACCAAACGTTGCAAACTTTTTTTCCTCGATTCTTTGTCCCCTTTTGTCCCGAAACCCAGTTCTTTGTCCACTTCTGTCCCCGTAAAGTCCCCTTTTGTCCCGTTTAGCCAAGCGCGGATTTCGGACATGACGCTGTTGGTGCGCCGTTCACCGCGCTGAAAAGCACTTTGAACCTTGGTCCAGGCTTCTTGCGGTGGGAATGGCGGATCGCATTTTGAGGCAATGAAATCAATTACTTGCCTTATCTCGTCCGATGCCATTCCACCTTTTTGGAGGGTCCAAGCGATATGAAAAAGGGTTTCATCGCGCCCCGGCCTCGTGAAAGCCAGGGTGTCCCCGCATGTCCCCGTTTGTCCCGTTTTGTCCCTTGGTATAGCTTTTGCAAATATATATTCTTTTAACGTACTAGGTACTTCTTTTGGGTTTAAATCTTTAAGACTTAAACCCTTCTTAAAGCTGTACTTACCTCTACACGTACTGGGAGGACCCATGCTGGGTGGGGCGATGATATAGCCCCCGTCGTTGCGAGCATCGATCCCCTTGATGCCGTTTATGTTTGAGCCGTGCGGTATGTCGGGATCATAGAGAAACCAAAAATGATCGCCGTTTTGGGGCGTAACCACGGTTGGTGTTTCGAAAGTATCCGGAATGCGGTCTTCAATGGCCTCCCGCGTTCCGTTTTCCATATTCCGGTAATCGAAATCAACTACCGTAAGGTTATTTATCTTGCCGGTGATGATGCCGATTCCGGCATCCGGCCATTTTGTCCACCACGACCGGATGTCCGACTCGGGGGGGAGGGCGTTCTGGAAGGTTTTCCAAGCGGACAAAAGGGGTTTTTTGTCGGCTTGCGACCGGACGGGAATGAGGGAAAATCCTTTCCCCCTGTACCAAAGCGCCCAGTCTAACATGGACATAGACACCCCTCCGTAGAAGTGCAGAGAACGCACTGAGGGCCGAGTTTGGCGCCCCCCAGAGCGTTCCCTGGGCACTGGAGATGCGATCGGACCATGGCCCGCAGTATACAGACAGTGACTGTGAGGCGTTTTGCTGCCGCTGGAGGATCGAGCACACCCTGGCCCCTGTGGGGCGTCCCACGGGCAACGCGATGGCTGAACGCTTTATCCAGACGTTGAAAGTGGAGCTGATGTGGACTCGGGACTGGGAGACGATTGACGATCTTCGCGAAGCGATCACTGTGTGGCTGGACGAATACAACCACCGGCGGCCTCATCAAGCACTCGGCTGGAAGCCCCGGCTGCGAGCGCAGGGCAGAGTCTTCTAATAAATATCCCCGAAGGCTATCTCCCCGCCGGATCGCTCGACGATCCGCCGCGCCGAGGCCGGCCTCGGCTTATGCCGCCCGGTCTCCCATTGCCATAGGGAGACCCGATGGACGCCAAGCCGCCGACCGGCTTGGGCAAGAGAAAGCCCACTTTTTTTTCGCCATTGTTTGAGTGTCATGCGGAAATGAATACTAGTTTTGATTCCTTCTGTCAAGTCTTTTTTTCTGCCCTGCGAATTGGCCTTGGAAAACGCTTAGTTAGAAAAAAATCTTCACTGCATAAAAAAATACTTGACAAACGAATAAGCCTGTGCGATAACATCACCATCACGGTAGGAGGTTAAAAAATGAAGATAAGAAAGATGAAATTTGGCCCCCCCTGCCTATATCCTGTTTCACCAAGTGGGTTGGTGAATCAGGACCTGGGCAGGGAGCCCAGGATATTCCAAGGCCCCCCCTGTTGTGGGGGGGGGCAAAGGAGAGGCTATGGAGACCAGAACCAGAACCGAGAGCAGAAGGCTGCTGGAGTCGGCCGGGTACCCCCCGGCCGCGGTGGAAATTGTATTGAAATGGACCGCTCCCCTGCGCCACAAGGAGCGGGTGGAGACGGTCCACGAGGTACTGCGGGAGTACCTCGACACCGCCCCCCCAGAGGAGCGGGCCGGGTTGGCCCGCATCCTCCTATCCCTGGAGTTGGCGGGGATAGGGGGGAGGATGGACGTAGAGGGGCTGGCCACAACCCGGCTGGCCCCCTTTGCCACGCTTGGCAAGGGCCGTCGGAACGCGACCGACGGCCCTGCGTGGAACGCAGCGCTGCGGGATGCCCTCCGCGAATCCGGGGGGCGCCCTGCGGTGGAATGGAACAGGGAGGCCCGCCGTCTCACAGCGGCGGGAATCCCCCTGGTCCCGGGTCGAATCCCCAGCCGCTGGCTCCTGGCGGAGCTGCGGCGGGGGGTTCTGTACCTGGCATGGAGAACGGGCGACATGGCCGGCCAACCCCCAAGGCCGGCTTTAGACTGGGACAGTTATACAAGCTGGTCCAGTCTGGTGGGCGGCGGCGCCGCCCACATTAGGGCGGTGGCGCAGGACTTGGCCGCCCAGGAGTGGAGGACTGGGGCAGGCCTCTACCACGCCCAGCTCTATCGGGCGTGGCAAGAGGCTGAGGAGGGGTCCGACGAGGAGGCCGCAGCCTCCCGCGCCCTGGCCGAGGCCGGGGCGGGGTGGCCGGTCTTCCCCTCCCGCTGGGAGGAGGAGGAATGGTGGCGGGAGGTCGCGCCATGAGCGCGGCCCCGTCTCCATCAACTATCCAGCGCCGCAGGCTGGAGGAGGATGTGCGAAGGGGGTGTGCACTCCTCCTCCAGTTGGGAGTAACAGATGAGGAGCTAGACAGGCTCCTCATCAAGGCGCGGCTTGCACTGGCGCGCCTGTTCCAAGAAGCGCGCGAGCGGGCAGAGCTAGTAGCGCTCTAGCCCGCCGCGGCGCCCGGTTCCAGGCAAAGCAAGGGGCAATCTAGGACAAAATCCTGGATTGCCCCTTTTTTTGTTACCCAATGGCTGGTGGCGGGTCGTCCGCACCAGTCACAGGGCGTAGATGAATTAGGAGGTAGCCATGGCATTCATGGACTTTCCGCCTGTCCTTGATGCCTGTTGCGGCAGTCGAATGTTTTGGTTTGATAAGCATGATGATCGGGTATTGTTCGTGGATAATCGGCGCGAGACGTGGCCGATAGATATAGGGACGCCAGGGACAATCGGCAGACGCCCGATAGTTATCGACCCAGATCAACTTGCTGACTTCACAGAATTGCCTTTCCCGGATGATGTCTTCGCCCTCGTGGTGTTCGATCCACCGCACATTAAGCAAACAACAAAAGCGCGAAGCAAAGGGGTGTTAGCAAGGAAATATGGGACATTGACTGAAGATTGGCATGAGACGCTAAGACGAGGATTTGCTGAATGTTTTAGAGTTCTCAAACCACATGGAACTTTGATTTTTAAGTGGTCGGATACCAGTTATCCAGTTTCCGAAGTGTTGGCGCTGACACCTGAGAAGCCACTCTTTGGTCACAAATCTGGCAAGAAACGCGGAACTCATTGGATAGCGTTTCTTAAGCCGACAAGGGATAGCATTTCGTAAACGAGGTGGCGCGGCACATAGACGCCGCGCCGGGCGACCGCGCGCCCAAGCTGGGAGATGGAGGTGGCAATGGATAGGGCGGCATGGCTGGAGGAGAGGCGGAAGGGGATCGGGGGAAGCGACATCCCGGTTATCCTCGGGTTGTCCCCCTGGAAGACGCGTCGCCAACTCTGCGAGGAAAAGCGCGGGCAACGCCACGACGATCCCGAGACGCCCGATATGATGAGGGGGAAGGCGCTTGAGAGCATCGTTGCGGACCTGTGGTTTCTCAAGGATGAGAAAGCGAAGAAGATCTACGATTCCGATCTATTGAGGCACCACGAGTACCCGTGGATGGTAGCCAACCCAGACAGGGTGTTCATTGATGAGGATACCGACTTCGGCGTACTGGAAATCAAGTGCCCCCGGTTGCGGAAGTTCAACGCAATCAAGCGCGGTGGGCTTCCAGACTACATGATCGTTCAGCTTCAATGGTATATGACCTTTTCTCTGTTCAATCATGGGGCGTGGGCGATCTTCAACGCGGAATCCTGGGAGTTGCTTTCTTTCCGGGTTGAACCCGATCCGGAGCTTCAGGCCACGATGATCGAGGCGGGGCGCAAGTTCTGGGAGTTCGTGAAGTCTGACGCCCCGGCCTGGGAGATGGACGACGCCGACCCACCGCCCCCGCTTAACTTACCGCAAGCCCCGTCAGACCTTGTGACCCGCGATGATCCCGAGTGGACCCGCGCAGTCCGGGCCTACCGGGAGGCCAGGGAGATCCGGGAGGAGGGGGAGATCTTGGAGGAGGAGAGCAAGGCTCGAATCCTCACCCTCATGGAGTCTGCGCCCGTGGTGGAGGGAGCAGGAGTGCGCGTGTATAACACGCTGTCGCCGGGGCGCAAAACCTTGGACAAGAAGTTGTTGGAGAAGGAACTGGGGGATATCTCCCGGTTCGAGAAGCAGGGGCGGCCGTTCCGGTCGTTCCGCGTCTACAACCTGAGAGAGGAGAGATAAGCCATGGCAGAAGAGAGAGAAGAAATGCCGACCAAGGCGGAGGTCAAACGGGACGCTCTCATGGTTTTAGGCGCGCCTATCCATGGTGGGCTGATCCCCCAGAACTTCGAGGCCATGTGGCGCATGGCGCAGATCATGGCGGCCAGTGGGATGATGCCCAAGGGCCTTGAGACACCCGAGGCAGTCTTCGTCGCCGTCCAGATGGGCCTGGAGGTGGGCCTTTCTCCCATGCAAGCAGTGCAGAACATCGCGGTAATTAACGGTCGGCCTTCGGTGTGGGGAGACGCGGGGCTTGCCTTAGTGGAAGCGTCGGGACTCCTGGAGGACTTCATCGAGGAGATATCGGACCATAGCGCGCGATGCGTCGCCAAGCGGAAGGGGCGCCCGAGTACCATCGAACGGGAGTTCTCCATGGACGACGCAAGGCGAGCGGGCCTCATCGGCAAGGGGGTGTGGGCGCAGTATCCCAAGCGGATGCTCCAAATGCGCGCGCGGTGGTGGGTCCTGCGGGATGGTTTCGCGGACGTTCTTAAGGGGCTGAAGAGTGCCGAGGAAATCATGGATATGGAGGCTGATATGGGCGGGGCCTACATCGCCAAGACGGAAACGGAACAGCGGACTGAGGAACTGAAGGAGCGGCTACAGAAGCAGCAGAGGAAGGATGCCCAACCCATCGAGGTGGACCACACCGCCCCCCCGCCCGCAAGCAACAGCCCAGGCGACTTTTCAGAAGCTGATGAGTTCTGGAACCTCAAAGCTGGCGGTTGGCTGGAATACTATCAGACCATGACAAAAGAGAAATTCGATTCATGGTCCCAGGAGACTCAACAGAAATTTCTCCGAAAGTGCAAAGTCATGTCAACGAGGGCAAACATTCCGTCGCCATGGCCGCCTACAACAACCGTGACGGTGGAGCCCGAACTGGAATCGGAGCCGGAGCCTAAGCCCACACCCGAGGTCCACAGCAGACCACCCGCCGTGATGTTGCAGGAGGAAATCCTGCGCGAAGTGTACCACATGCGGAAGACCGACCCGACGCTTTACGGTGAGATTGTAAATGGACGCAAATCGGCCGCTCTGTGGTCCCCAGCCGAATTTGAGGAGGTCCGCGCCGAGTTTTCGCGTCGATTGGATGAAAAGCTCGCGATGGAGGGCGAGTGATCTACTCAAGGATGTAAAGGTCATGATGGAGGTGATCCATGGATGAAACGTCAGTGAGAAGGGCGCTGCTCCGGGCCACTATCCGACCGGAGGACAACCAGCCCTTGGACCATGGGAAAGAGGGCTGGTGGGACGGCTTCCTCACGGGGGCATCTCTCGTGGGCCTGGCCGTCCTGCTCTACCCAGCGTATGAGCCGTGGTTGCTCTGGCTCAGAGCGGCCCTCAGTGGGCAGTGAAAGGAGGAGAAGAATGTGCAACTCAGTCCATGAGAACTGGCGCGAGCCAAAGTGTCGAGATGGCAGGGGGTGGAAGTGGTGCAAAGCGAAGGATGACAACCTTACACCTTACTATGGAAGGGCTAAGGGGTACATACACGACGTAGAAGGGTGGATAACGTGGGACGAAAAGTTAAATTGGTTGGCGTTCGGAAGGTACCCTGTTGGGTTCTGTATATTTCCCAGCAAAGTGGAAGCTCTAAGGATGCAGGTATTTGCACCAGAAGCGCGCCTTCTCCACGTAGAGTACGAAGATGCCATTGCTATACAGTATGAGCCTAACGCAATAGATGAGCAGGTATTCGAGATCATCCTAGTCCGTCGTTGGCGGCTCATTGAGGACCAGACCAGGAGCACTACTCATGTGTAACTCAGTGCACGCAGATGGGCGCATTCCGAAGCGTCGATCTGGGAAGGGGTGGAAGTGGTGCAAAGTGATCAAAGTGATGTATGACAACTGGCTTACACCTTACTACGGACTAGCTGCGGAGTACACATACGACTCAGAAGGGTGGATCACGTGGGAGCCATACTTAGCGGACGGGGCAGTGGGAAAAGACCCTGTGGGGTTCTGCGTCTTCCCCTCCAAGAAAGACGCCAACAAATTTGGCAAATCACGATTATTCCGATTATTTAGCGATCCATCATCGGTCCTACTCCATGTAGAGTACAAAGGAGCAATCGTGCGACAGGAAGAGACCAATATAATCGAAGGATAAGTGCTCAGAGTTATCCTGGTCAGTCGTTGGCGGCCTGTCGAGGTCTGGAATGGGAGGATACCAGCCGCGGCTATAAATTGAAAGGAGGAAAGCCATGAATCCGAGCATCAGGGCCTTCGAGGCACAGATGGAAGGAGATTGGACGCTGGAGATCCCCTGCGCCCGATGCGCGGGGGACTTCCCATTGGCCCTGGAGTTGGAGGGGGCGCCGCGACTCTGCCCGGTGTGCGCAGATCAGATCCTATTTGATGACGCGCCCTCGAAGGTGGAGCGGCGCATCCGAAGGGTCACCCACAGGCTGGAGGAGGAGAGGGCTAGACTGCTCGCTCGCGGGGAGAAACAGGCCGCCCGTATCATTACTCGGATGATC